CGCTATCACGTGCCGTGCCCGCACTGCGGCGAAATGCAGCACCTGGAATGGAAGGGCCTGCAGTGGTCCGAAGGCGGCAAGCGCGCCTGGTACGTCTGCCGCGAGAACGGCTGCATCATCGAAGAGCATCACAAACGCCAGATGATCGCGTTCGGCCGCTGGGTCGCTGCGAACCCCGACGCGGAAATGCGCAGCTACCACATCAACTGTCTGTACTACCAGCCTGACCTCGGCCCGAGCTGGGCACAGATGGCGCAGGACTGGATCGAAGCCCAGGGCGACCCGGAGAAGACCAAAACCTTCACCAATGACCGCCTGGCGGAGCCGTATGAAGACCCGTCCATGCGAAAGGCGAAAGTCAGCCTCATCAAGGACCGGACAGAGCCTTACAAGCTTCGCCACGCCCCGGCCGGCGTGCTCGCAGTCACCGCGGGCGTGGACACCCAGGACAGCCGGCTTGCCGTCCACATCACCGGCTGGGGCCGCAGCATGGCCTCATGGACCCTTGACTACGTCGAACTGCCGGGCGATCCCGAGGCCGGCGAGGTGTGGGACAGTCTTGTCGAACTGCTCAGCCGACCTATCGAACATGAATGGGGCGGCACGCTGCAGGTGCTTGCCGCCGCCATCGACGCCGGTGGCCACCGCACGGAATCGGTGAAGGACTTCGTTCGTAGCGGTCGCATTACCCGGCCCATGTGCATTTTCGGATCGCCGCAGAACAACGCGCCTGCGCTCGGTAAGGGAAGGCTCGAAGACACGAAGCGCAGCGGCAAGTCAGACCGTCGCGGCCTGCTCATCTACCAGGTCGGCACGGTCGCCATCAAGCACCAGCTGTACGCGCGCCTTTCGACCGACCACGACAAGCAGATCGCCGATCGCCTCGTGCACCTGAGCGAGGATCTGGACGACTTCTACTTCAAGGGCCTTGTGTCCGAGGTCTACAACCCGAAAAAGAACCGGTTCGAGAAGAAGACCGGCGTGCGCAATGAGCCGCTGGACACCTACACCTACTCCTATGCCGCCGCCCTGCACCCGGAACTGCGCCTGCATCGGCACAACCGCGACGACTGGGACCGGCGCGAGCGCGAACTGCGCGCGCTGTCCAGCCCCGGCGCCATCCAGGCCGCCAGCGAACGCATCGCCGCTGCCGCCCGCGCCCGCGATGAGCGCGATGAGCCCGCGCCCTCGCTCGACGGCCGCCGCGACCCGGTACCGATGCCGGCGCCCATGCCGCAGTCGCGCCCGCGCAACGACGACAGCGACCTCTTCTCACCCATATCGATGATCGGCTGACCATGGCACGCGAAGAACTCCTCGACGTCATCCGTGAAGAACTCGCCGCCCAGCACCGCCGCCTGAGCGTGCCCGACGACGTCACCGTCGAAGTGTGGAAAGGCCTCGAACACCGGCTGCGCTTCCGTGCCGGCGGCAGCGAACTGACCTACATCCGGCGACGGCAGGACACGTCCGCGCGCGACGCCGACATCCGGCGCCGCTTCAACGGCCGCAATGCTAACGAACTGGGACGTGACCACAACATATCCGCGCGCTACGTGCGGAAGATCGCGAAGGGGAAGTGATGAACGTACTGAAGGAAATAAATCTGCGGATGAACGGCGGCCGGTGCCCAGGTCCTCGCGCGCTCGGCGAGTGTGCGGCGATCACGGAGATTCACGCGAAGGGCAGCGAAGACAGCTACTTCACGGCCCACCTGTATCTGCACTGCACTGAAGGCGCGCTGACGCCGGAGGAGGTCGCCGGATGGTTCCATCAGGCCGGCTGCCTGGATGTCACCATCAGCGCCGTCCTGCACGACCCGGACAACAACATCCTGAACGGCGCCAGCATTGACGACGGTGTCCGGCCATGGGACGTGAGCTACCGCCTGCCTCCACGCTACATCGACCCCGAAAAGGAGGAGGCGGCACAGGCGTATCTAGTGTTCAACGCCTTCGAGGCTGAGCCACAGACCGAAACGGATCTGACATGCCGCGACACCAACGACCCGCAGTACTGGGCGGATCGACTCCGCGCGGCGGACAAAGGGGAGTGCGAACGCCTGCTGGACGCCATGTTCGATCTCAGGTTGGGCATGCGCGCCAAAGGCATTCCGACGCCCGGCGCCGATGCGCGCTGTGACGAGGGCATGGCACTCTTCGAAGAGCGGTTCGGGGAGCACTACCTGCCGTTTTGAAGCGACAACGCACTAGGTCAGGGGAGCGCCGCTTGCGGCGCGTCCCCTGCACCGATGGGTTCGGCGGCGCATACGAAGAGAGGAAATAGAAAATGAAGATTTTCCAGATTAACGACTGCGATTGGTGGATTTGTGAGTCGCTTGAGGCTTGTGTCCAGGACTACCCCGACTACACCGAAGACGCCCGCGAATTGACCGAGGAAGAACTTGACAGGCTCAAGTTCACCATCTGCGACGATGACGAGCGCCCGACCGGCGAAGAGCGCACCTTCCGTGAGCAGCTTGCCGCTGAGATCGCGGCCGGTGGCGAATTTCCGCGCATGTTTGCGAGCATGGAATATTGACGCCGAACGACAAAGCTCAGGGAGCCGACGGCGGCTTTATCGCCGGAGGCTCCCCTGGAGCGGCGGGTTCGGCGGCGCGTGTTGCGGAGAAAGGATAAAGCGATGGCAGACATTATTGAAAAGCTGAAAGAAGCAGAGGGCCAAGTGGACGGTGATTTACGGAAAACCATCCACGATGCCTGGAATGAAATTTTGTGGATGCGAGAGGCCGTAGTGCTTTCGAAGCGAGCGGTTGAGATCGCGGAATCGAAAGTGCCGCCGAACGCTGGCATAAGCCGCAGGCCGCGCCAGAGGAGAACTAGACGATGAGCACTGAACGTGAGGCGCGGACTGTCGGCCTTGATGCCCTTGTTGGGCCAGAGCAGATTTACCCGGTGCCGAAGTCTGCGCGGGCACAAGCCAAATACGAGCCGGGGCCGACGCTGGCTGGCGACGTGAAGCCGGTGCGTGAAGGCCGATACCTGCGTTACTTCGACGACGTGGATGACTGGGCATGGTCTGAATTTTCGGACGGGCGGTGGCTGCGTGACGGCTTCTGGCCGAGCGATGTGCAAGACGCGCCGTGGCGCGGTGCTGTGCGGCCCAACACTAGATCGACGACATATTCGTCCGATAAGCCGGCGCCGACTGCAGGAGACGGCTCGCACGCGCCGCATGTCGAATAACGGACGGCCAAACCGGACATCGTGACCACCAAGACCATGCGCGAAGCCATGCCCCAATGCGCCGCATGGGTCGATGCCATGCGCGACGTGTTCGAGCACGAGTTCGTCACCGAGCGCATCCGCAATGGCCTGCAGGATGGCACATGCTGGTTCGCGGAGGGCGGGCAGTATGTTGGCCGTCCCGGTCAGCCTGAGCGCGACGCTGAGCGCGCTGCGGGCGAGCACCGCTTCACCCTCGATCAGATTGCCACCGGCGGGGCGCGCTGCCCTGATGCGCGCGCGGAACTAAAAAAGTGAACTAGTTCCAGTAGAAATGACCGCGGGCGATTGCGACGCTTGCGGCATGGACCCGCTGCATACCCTGTCGCTTGACCGCTTGAACGCGATGCTCGCCGAAGCCATCGAGGCGCGGCACAAGCTCGTTACCGGCCCGACCAGCGCGAGCGGCGAGGGGCGCAGCATTCAGTACGCGCAGCGCGTCGCCGATGCCGATGCCTACATCGAGCGGCTGAATCAGGCGGTCCGTTCGAAGGAAAGCCCGCAGACCGCCACGCGCGGCCCGATCTACCTGCAGTCGGGTGGTTGCTGGTGAAGCGCGGGCGCACTCGCGTGAAGGCGCCCGCGCGGTCGGCGTCGATGCACACCGCGCACGTCGGCGCATCGCGCACCGATGTCGCCCTGTCGAACTGGCACCCCTTCCCCGGCAGTGCCGATTCCGATCTGCTGCCGGACCTCGAACTCCTCACCTCCCGCTCGCGCGACCTTGCCCGGAACAACGGCATTGCAGCCGGCGCGGCCCAGACCTTCAAGGACAACATCGTCGGTTCGGTGCTGCGCCTGGTCGCGGTGCCGGACTACCGGCTGCTGGGCTGGAAGCCCGAGCAGGCGCGCGAGTGGGCGAACGTCACGGAGCCGCTGTTCCGGTCGTGGGCGGACACCACGGACTGCGACGCGTCCGGCGAGCAGGACCTGCTGGGCCTCACCCTTTCGGCGCTGGGCGGCACCTTCGGCAACGGCGACGCGCTGGCCCTGCCGCTGTGGTTGCCCGACCCGCTGTCGCAGTGGTCGACCCGCCTCTCCCTGGTCGAATCGGACCGCCTGTCGACGCCCCCGCAGCTTGAGCACCGCGAGGACATCCGCGGCGGCATCGAGAAGGACTTTTACGGCCGCCCGGTGGCCTACCACGTGCGCCGTCGTCACCCGGGCGACGCGATGGCGCGCGACCGCTTCATCGTCAGTGGTCTGAATGACTGGGACCGCATCCCCGCCACCACGCCGTGGGGCCGCCGCCGCGTCATCCATCTGCACGACAAGGACCGCACCGGCCAGTCGCGCGGCAAGCCCATCGTGTCGGCGGTGATGAAAGAATTCCACATGGCTGGCAAGTACCAGACCACGGAACTCGAAGCCGCCGTGTCGAACGCGCTGGTCGCTGCATTCCTCGAATCGAACCTCGATCAGGAATCCGCGAACGAACTTTTCGGTTCCGACCCGCGCGAGGCATGGGGCACTTCAGTCAAGCAGGCGCAGAACCTGCGCCAGATGCGGGGCGCAGCCATCATTCCGCTGCCGGCCGGCGCCAAGCTCACGCCGTTCGCGCCGGGCCGGCCGAATGCCGCGTTCGAGGCCTTCATGATCGCGTCGCTGCGCCACATCGCGGCCGGCATGAACATTCCTTACGAACTGCTGCTGAAGGACTTCAGCAAGACGAACTACAGCAGCGCCCGCGCCGCGCTGCTCGAAGCCTGGCGCTACTTCATGGGCCGCCGCGCCTGGCTCATCCGTGTCTGGCTGCGCCCGGTCTATGAACTGTGGCTGGAAGAGGCGGTGAACGCCGGCCGCGTCGATGCGCCGGACTTCTACGAAAAGCGCTACGCCTACTCGCGCTGCCGCTTCATCTTCTCCGGCCGCGGCTGGATCGATCCGGTGAAAGAAGCCGAAGCCGCCGGCATCCGCATGCGCCTCGGCATTTCCACGCTGGAAGCCGAGTGCGCTGAACAGGGGCTGGACTGGGAAGAGGTGCTGGAGCAGCAGGCCGCAGAGCGCGCCGTCCGCCAGCGCCTGGGCCTTCCGCTGGACATCCCGTCCGCATCCGGCGCCCCGGCGCCGTCCGCCGGCCAGCGCGCCCCGCAAACCAACGAAGAGCGCGATGAAGAGCGCGAGGACGCCGCCGCATGAAAACCTATCCCCACCTCGCCGGAAGGCTTTTCAACACGCCGCTGCTGGTGCATGCCCCGGCGCTGGACGCGCTGCTGGCCGGCATCGGACCGCGCCTGCTCGGCCTCTCTGACGACGCGCTCGCACAGGCGCTGTCGCTTGGCAGCAGCGAGCCGGGAATGTTCTCGACCCGTCGCGGCGAGCGCGTGAAGGAAGCCGGCTGGCCCGGCTATTCCGTCGTCGATGGCGTGGCCGTCGTGTCCGCGAGCGGCGCGCTCGTCCATCGCACCAAGCTCGACGCCGATTGCACGCTGCTGCTGGGCTACAACGACCTGTCTATGGCGACCGAGCACGCCATGGAGAACAACCCGGATGTACACGCCGTGCTGCAGGTCTACGACAGCCCCGGCGGCGAAGTGCAGGGCGCCTTCGAGTACGGGCAGCGCATGTTCGAACTGCGCGGCAAGAAGCCGCTCATCGCCATCGCCGACGGTATGGCCGCCAGTGCTGCATACCTGGGCGCGTCCGCGGCCGATGAAGTGGTGGTCAGCCGCACCGGCTATGCCGGCTCCATCGGTGTCGTCATGCGCCACGTCGAGGTGTCGCGCCTGCTGGCGAACGAAGGCATCAAGGTGACGCACATCTTCGCCGGTGCGCACAAGGTCGACGGCAATCAGTTCGAAGTGCTGTCGGCCGCCGTGCAGGCCGAACTACAGGCCGAGGTCGACGACCTCTACAGCCAGTTCGTGGGCGCCGTGCTGCAGCACCGCCCGCGCATGACCGACGAAGGCATCCGCAAGACCGAAGCGCGCGTGTTCCGCGGTGTCGCCGCCGTCGCGGCCGGCCTGGCGGACCGCGTGTCGACCACCGACCAGTTGATTTCCGAGTTGGCGGCACGCCGCCCGACTCGTTCCTACGGGCAGCCCGCCCGAGCCACCGCCGAGCAGAAAGGAGACACCACCATGTCCGGCACCCAAGCACAGGCGGGTTCGCAAGCGCCCGCCGCCACCTTCACCCAGGCCGATCTGGACGCCGCGCACGCCCGCGGCCGCGAAGAAGGTGCCAAGGCGGAGCGCGAACGCGCGTCCGCGATCCTCTCGCACGAAGAAGCCAAGGACCGCGGCGCGCTGGCCCTGCAATGCGTCAGCACCGGTCTGTCGGTAGAGCAGTCGGCCGCGATTCTCGCCGCCGCCCCGAAGGCCACGCCGGCCGCCGGTGCCGCCAGCGGCTTCGCGGCTGCCATGGCCAACGTGCCGAACCCCGATGTCCGGGCGGGCGAGTCCAAGGGCTCGGAATCCGACCCGAAGGCGATCGCATCCATGTGGGATCACGCGCACGGCACGGCCTGACCGTTTGCCTGCCCATCCACCTGAACCGGAGACGAAATCATGACTGTTCTCACCGAAGGCCGCCACACCGCGGAATACATCCTGAGCGAGGCCAATGGCCACCGCTCGCGCGAAGTCGGCACGCTGCTCGCCGGCAACAAGCTGGTGCCGGGCACCGTGCTTGGCCGCATCACCGCGAGCAGCAAGCTGACCGTGCTCACGCCGGGCGCGTCCGACGGCTCGCAGAACGCCGCAGGCGTGCTCTATGACGACGTCGACGCCACGGCCGCCGACAAGGCGGCCGTCTACACCGCTCGCGACAGCGAAGTGAAGGGCCTCGCCCTCACCTGGCCGGCCGGCATCAGCGCGCCGGACAAGACCGCGGCCATCACCGCGCTCGCCGCCCTCGGCATCATCGTCCGCTGAGCGGGCGACCCCACGGAACATCAGGAGACCCCGCAATGGCTCACATGGACATCTTCAACGACCGTGCTTTCAACATGGTCGACATGACGGCGGCGATCAACAAGCGCCCGCACCTGCCCACCTTCCTGCGCTCGCAGAACCTCTTCACCCCGAAGCCGGTGCGCACGGCATCGGTGTCGATCGAGCGTCAGAACGGCAAGCTTTCGGTCATCCAGACCAGCGAACGCGGGGCGCCGCCGAAGGTTGCCGACGCCAACAAGCGCGACATCCGCGACTTTCGCACGGTTCGCCTTGCCAAGGGCGACAAGCTGCTTGCGGCCGAGGTCGATGGCATCCGCGCCTTCGGTTCGAGCAGCGAACTTCAGCAGGTGATCGAAGAGGTTGCGCGTCGCCAGACCAATCTGCTGCGCGATCTCGAACTGACGCTGGAGCGCATGCGCCTGGGCGCCGTGCAGGGCATCGTTCTGGACGCTGACAACACGGTCATCCGCAACTGGTACGACGAATGGGGCATCACGCAGCCGGCGGAGATCGATTTCGAACTCGATGTCGAAACCACTGACGTGCGCAAGAAGTGCATTGCGGTCGTGCGTGCCATGGCGCGGGCCGCCGAAGGCTCATGGGTGGATGGCGTTACGCAGGTGCATTGCCTTGCCGGCGACGACTTCTACGACGCGCTGACGAATCACGCGAACGTACGCCAGACCTACCTGAACTGGACGGCGGCAGCCGAACTGCGCGAGGGCAACGCGTTCGAGTCGTTCCGCTATGGCGGCATCACCTTCCACAACTACCGCGGTACCGACGACAACAGCACCGTGGCGGTTTCGCCGACGCTGGCGAAGTTCTACCCGGTGGGCGCAGTCGACGTCTTCCAGGTTGCGCAGTCGCCGGCCGAAACCTTCGATTTCGTGAACACCCCGGGTCAGGAGTTCTACACCTGGATCGTTCGCGACAAGGACCGCAACGCCTGGGTGCAGCCGGAAATCTTCAGCTACCCGCTGCACATCTGCACCCGCCCGCTGATGCTGCAGCGCGCGAAGCTGGCCTGATAGCGATGGCATCCGCGCCCTTCGCCGCCATGCTCGACGACATCGACCGCCAGACGCAGTCGATGCTGTCGGACGCGCTCGCCACGTGGTTTCCATCCACGGGCGAGCCGGCGTGCGAAGAGGTGTCGGTCATCTTCGGGCTGGAAGAGGTCGACGCCTTCTCGGGCAAGCGCACTGAGGCGATCAAGTATCTGCTGGCCGATCTGCCCGGCCTGCGCAAAGGCGAGTCCATCACCATCGTTCACGGCGCCACCTCGGCGGAGTATGTCGTGGGCGATACGGGGCTGCTGTCCGCAACGCGCGGCATCGCCTGGCTGAACAGCAAGCGGGCCTGCGCATGACCCCGAACCGCAACTGGCTCGACGCCGAACCGCTCATCCTGCACCGCCTGCGCCAGCGCTTCCCGGACGCCGAAGTGCTGCCGTGGAAAGACGTGCCCGACAACATGAGCCTGCTGCCGCTGCCCATGGTAGCCCTGCGCTTCGTCGGCTTCCATGTCGTGCCGAGCGACCGGCCGCTGCCGCGCGAAGCGCGCCTGCGCGCGGAGTGGCACGTGATCGTCGCCGGCCGCGAAGGCACCGAGCACGACCCGTCGGGCCCGGCCTCGGCCCAGCTGTCCGACCTGTGCGGCCGCGTGCTGGGCGCGCTGCTGGGCTACCGCCCCGACGGCTTCCCCAAACCCCTCATGCCGATCGACACCCCCGCCATGTTCCCCGAAGCGGGCGTCGAGTCGCATGCCTGCGGCTTCGGACTTGAGTTCGTGGCTGTCGCAACCTGAAAGGACATCACGTGCCCATCGCACCCACTGACATCGAGTTCCGCCTGTCCGGCGGCGGTTCGAACACCGACCCCAATGCTTCGCTGGGCGGCGCGAAGAGCAGCACCGAAATCGGTACCGGCCTGCACAACCTGTTCGACATCGTCGGCAGCGCCGAATCGGCGGCCGGCGACACCGAATACCGCTGCTTCTACGTGCACAACGCGCACGCCACGCTTGATCTGGAGAACGCAGTCATCTTCATCCAGAGCAACACGCCCAGTGCCGACACCAGTGTCGAGATCGCTGTCGGCAGCTCCGCCGTGAATGGCACGGAGCAGACCGTCGCGAACGAATCAACCGCGCCGACCGGCGTCACCTTCAGTGCAGCGGCGAATCTCGGCGCAGCGCTCGCCCTCGGCACCATTCCGGCCGGCGAGCACCGCGCCGTGTGGGTGAAGCGCATCGTGGGTGCCGATGCCGCCGCGTACAACGACGACCAGGTCACCCTGCGCGTGCAGGGCGATACGGCGGCCTGATGGGCGTCAAGCACTCCCACCAAACCGCGTCAGCGAATGACCCGGATGCCGAGGTCAGCGCTGATCGCTGGAATGCTGATCACGAGATAACCGGCCCGGTCGATTGGCCGGTGGAAACCGCGACCCCGTCCGCGCCCGCGGCCGGGAGTCTCCGCACGTTTGTCCGCAACCCGGCCAATCGTGTGCTACCGCATTGGATCGGTCCGACGGGTCTCGATACTGCAGTGCAGCCGGCGCTTTTTGGCAACGGAGTGATCCTGTTCCTGCCGAACCACGTTGCTACCGGGCCCCTATCACTGGGCATGCAGTGGAACGGGGCAGGCACCCTATCGCATCCCGTCCAGGCTGCGGGGTCTCCTCTCGGCCACATGAACAAATCGCGCTACACCAGCGCGGCGACTGCAAACAGCGCATGTGGGGTGCGCGCTGCCCGCGCATCCAGCATGCGTGAGGCTGGGTTCTTTATGTTCTCCCGGCTGGCGATTTCCACGTTGTTGTCTGATATGCAGCTGTTCGCGGGCATGTCCGCAGAGTCGAACGCCATCCCCGGCGACCCCAGCACAACGATGCTTAGCGCGCTCGGGATCGGAAAGGACAGCGCGGATTCGCAGCTGCAGATCATCAGCCGAACGCACAACGGGACCGCGACCAAAGTAGCGACGGGGTACGCACCGACGGCCGGCGATTTGCTGGATTTCTGGCTGTTCTCAACTCCGGGCGGGTCTGACGTGTGCATGAGGCTCGTCAATCGAACGACAAACGACGTCATCGTCGACAACGTCGCCGTGTCCGCGACGCTGCCGGGCAGCACCGCGGGCCTCTACACGCACGTGGGCGCGCGCACCGTTCAGGCAGCCGCGGTCGCGATCGACATTGGCCGCATCTACGTCGAGCAGGATATCTAACCATGTGGAATATTGTCCGTATCAACAGTGACCTGACCCTGATCCAGGTCGGTGACCCGATCCCCGCAGGCGGCGAGGTGATCGGCCAGACCATCGACCCGGACGCGCTGACCCCGCCCGAACAACCCGTTCCGGTCAGCGTCTCGCGGTTCCAGGCCCGCGCCGCACTGGCGATGATCGAACGCGGCGGCGTGAATCTGTTCGAGGCCATCAACGGATTCATGACCGCACTGCCGTTGGCCGACGTGCGTCGCCGGGCCTGGGAAGACGCACTGGAATTCGAGCGTCCGAGTCCAACGGTGGCCGCGATAGCTGCCATGTTCGGCATGACCGATCCCGAGGTCGACGAACTGTTCCGCCTCGCTGACACGATCAAGGCCTGAGCGATGTCACTTTTCGATCCGAACATCTTCGACGCGGACATCTTCGATGTCGGGCCGCTGGGCAGCGTCGAGGTGTCGACCGACGCGGCGATCCGCTGGAACATGCAGGCCGCCGTCTCCACCGCTGCCGCCATCCGCTGGTCACTGCTTCAGCCCGTCCAGTCCGACGCCGCGCTGCGCTGGTCCATGCTTCAGCCCGCATCGGCCGACCTCATCGCGCGCTGGGCGCTGAATTCCATCGTGGCGGCAGACCAGGCATTCGCCTGGAACCAGCAGCAGTCGGTGGAGCAGACCCAACTCATCGCGTGGAAACTGCTGCAGGCAGCGCAGGCCGACGCGAACCTGCAGTGGTCGATGCTCGCTGCGGTCCAGTCCGACGTCACTGCCCTCTGGAACATCGCCGCCACGCTGGGCATCGTGTCGGCCGACCTTGCGCTGCGCTGGTCCGCGCTGGCGCCGGTCACCGCTGACGCCTCGCTGCACTGGCATCTGCTCAACGCGGTCGCGCGCGACATCGCGCTGCCCTGGCACGTCGTCCAGACCATCGGCGCCGACAGCACGCTGCGCTGGGCGCTGGTGCAGGCACTGCAGGCCGACCTCACAGCCGCCTGGCGCATGGTCACCGCCGTCAGCGCCGACAGCGTGCTCGCCTGGGATCTCGCCGCCGCCCTCGGCATCGTCGCCGCGTCGCTCGATCTGCGCTGGTCGCTCATCGCTCGTGTGCAGCAGTCCATCAACGCGCGCTGGTCGCTGCTCGCTTCGGTCGGCGCCGACGCCGACATGCGCTGGGACATCGTCACCGGCGTCATGCGCGAGATCACCGCGCGCTGGGATGTGGTCGCGCAAGTGGTCGCCGCAAACAGTCTCGACCTGTCGTGGTCGCTGGTGGCCGTCTCCGAAACCGATCTCGTCATCCGCTGGCAGGTCGGCGAGGTGTTCGACCTCGTCGTGCGCAAGCGCTTCGTGGCCGGCGCATCCACCCGCCGGGTTTTCGTGACAGGCGCATCCACCTGCAGGAGCTTCGTCGCATGAGCACCGCTGCGGCCATGTGGCCGTTCAAAGACCCGCAAGAGGCCTTCGCCTGCGCTTTCGACTTCGCACTCGAACTCATCGAGGGCGAAACCCTGACCGGCACGCCTTCAATCGCCGTCGAGGTCGTCGGCGGCACCGATGCTTCGCCCAACTCGATCAAGTCCGGCGCCCCGGTCATCGAAGGCGGCCGCGTGCTGCAGCGCCTCGTCGGCGGCTCGCCGGGCGTCACCTACAGCCTGACCTGCATCGCCAGCACCAGCGAGGGCAACACGCTCGCGCGGGCCGCGATCCTGCCTGTTGAAGTCGCAAGCCGGTGGAACGAGTACCGCCGGGTCATCAACCCCACCACCACCTGAAAGGACACACCATGCTGCAGGCCTCAATTCTGTCCGGCATCCCGGAGATCGCGCTGTACGACCCGGCCATCCCGTTCGATAGCCGCAACTTCCGCGACATCGGCAACGCATCGACGCTGAGCTTCAACTACAACGTCGAGCAGCGGCGTCTGCCGAACTATCGCTCGGCGGCGGGTGGCACCTACGCCTCGGCCGACCGCGTGAATGAAGTCACTGGTCAGATCGATCCGCGCAACTTCAACCCGAAGAACATGGCGCTGGCGCTGTGGGGCAGCGCCACCGACGTTGCCGGTGGTGTGGTCGCCAACGAGGCACACGTGTTCCACGGCGCCGGCACCTTCGTGATGACCGCCCGCATGATCGACACCACCGTCGCGCCCGTCGTCGAGGTCGGTGCGACCGTTGTCGATACCGACGACTACGTCGTCGAGCGCGCCGGCATCCGCTTCAAGGACGCAGTGACGACTGTCGGCCTCGTTGCAGACGCCGATATCACCATCAGCTATACCGCCAGTTCCGTCGTCGACATCCAGGCGCTGATCTCGTCGGCGCCTCTGGTCAGCGTGCGGCTGATCGGGGAAGACGCGGTTTCGGGCGAGCCCGTGACCGCGCGCTTCTACAAGGTCAAGCTGGGTCTGTCGAGCGATGTTTCGCTGATCGGCGACGACTTCGGCACCCTCTCGCTCTCGATGACGATGGAAGAGGACGCCACCATCGTCGGCAGCGGTCTGTCGAAGTATTTCAAGATCCAGCAGGCCGGCGCCTGATGGCTGCCTCACGGCAAGTTCAGATCGGTTCGCTCGCGGTCACCGTGCGCGAGCTGACCGTCGGCGAAGTGCGCGACTGGCTGGCCTCGGTCGAGAGCGGCCAGACGCTGGTCGACGCGGCTGGCGAGTACGTGTTCGAGGACGCCAGCGTGCAAGAGCTTGCGCGCATGTGTGATCTGCCGGTGTCCGGGTTCGACGCTTTCACCCCGAGCGAAATCGAGCCGATCCGCCAAGCCGCACGTGATCTGAACCCTCATTTTTTCGGCCTGCGGGCCGCAGTCGCCGCGGCGCAGAAGTCAATCGTGCGCCGGCTTCTGTCGCCCGATCAATCGAGCGAAACGCCCTCGCGTTGATCACGCACGGGCACACGGGCGTCTGGGCTTACCCCTGGCGCATGTACATGATGGCAGTGGAGATGCACTCGGGTGGCAACTGACGTCGAAGTCCGGCTGGCCCTCAACGCGGTCGGCTTTACGCAGGGCGCAAACAAGGCCAAGGCCTCGGTCAAGGACTTGGGCGGCGAACTGACCCGCTTCAAGTCGCTGGCCACCGGCGCGCTCTCGTTTGCCGGCCTCGGCTTTGGTGTGAGCGAACTGGTGCGTGCGGCCGATCAGTACGGCCAGATGACCGCCCGCCTGCAGCTCGCGACGAAGGCGACGGGCGACTTTCAGGAGGTGCAAGCCGGGCTGCGACGTGCGGCCGAAGAAACGCGCGCGCCGCTGCAAGACACGGTGAATCTGTACTCGCAGATCGCCCCCAGTCTGCGCGGCATTCTGGACTCGCGCGAGATCATCGGCGTCATCACGACGGTGAACCAGGCAATCGCCCTTTCTGGTTCCAGCGCGGAAGGTTCGAATGCGGCGCTCGTGCAGTTCACTCAGGGCCTGGCTTCCGGAACGCTACGCGGTGAGGAACTCAACTCAATACTCGAGCAGACGCCCGCCCTCGCCGATGCGATCGCGGAAGGTCTCGGCGTTACGCGCGGGCAGCTTCGGCAACTCGGGGCGGATGGCGAGTTGGGCACAGAGCGCGTCGTGCGTGCGCTACAGAAGGTTTCCGGGCGTGTCGCAACGGACTTCTCTTCTGTTCCGCTCACGGTCGGCCAGGCTGTCGTTCAGCTGCAGAACTCATTCATCGAGGTCGTCGGTGTTGTCGATCAGGGAACCGGTGCAACGAGCGCACTTGCCCGCGCCATCGTGTTCGTTTCCAAGGGCATCAAGGACTTCGCAGGGGCGTCAGACTCGCTGCGCCCGGTCGTCGAATTCACGATCAACGCGGTCGACGGCGTTGCACGCGTATTCCGCATCATCGGAACCGGTCTGGCTGGTTACACCGTAGCCATTAAACAGGCGCTGTCTGGCGACCTGCAAGGTGCGCTCAGCACCTACCGCGATATCGGAAGTCAGGTACAGGCCATCCTCGAAGAGCCGTTGGCAGCCGACCAGGGCCGCACAGGCAGCGCCGCGAAAGCTGCGGACGAGCGCTTGAGCATCGAGCGGAATCTGGCCGATCAACTTGTGAAACTGGAGAACCTTCGGGCGGTCGAGTCCGGCAAGGCGTCGGCTGATATCCTGAAGTCGGACAAGGCGCTGGCTGACGACCGAAACAAGATTGCATCCGACAGCCTGAAAGAGCGCCTGCGCGGCGAAGAGGCGCTTGCCGATGCGCTGCGAAAGGCGAGCGCACAGTCGCTGACAGACGCACAGAAGGCGCGCGACGACGCAGCGAAGCAGCGCACGTCGGGTCGCGATTCCGCCACGTCTCTGCAAGACCGCGCCGCTGATCGACGAAGCCGGAACCTGTCCGATCGCGAGCGCAGCGACCTCGCCGAACGCAGCGCCAGCACACTGACCGCGAGCGCCACCCTGCGCGCCGGTGAGGCGCTGGCAGCTACGCGCGAGGGTGATCTGAAACGCGCGGCGCGCCTGGCCGAGGAAGCCACGAAGCTTGCGGCGCGCGCCGAGAAATCCGCCGACGCCATCGCCGACGACGATACCGCGGCGCGTGCGCTCGAAGATCTGGCCAAGGTGCAGCAGCGCATCGCTGAAGCGCAGGCGCAGGCGAAAGAGCGCGAAGCGGCCGACCTCGAATCGCAGGCGGCTGCACAGAATGCCCAACTCGTCGAGGCAGAGCAGCGCATCGCCGCCCTGAAAACCGAGACCGCCAAACCCATCACCCTGCAGGCGGATATCGCGCAGGCGCAGGCCCAGATCGAAACCCTGCGCGCGCAGCTCGATGGCCTGCAGGACAAGACCGTAACAGTCACCGTGAGTACGGTTCAGCAGGGTGCTGCGGCACCCGCCGAGGCAGTTCCGAGCTTTTCCAGCGGTGGTTACACGGGCCCCGGTGGCAAGTTCCAGCCTGCTGGCATCGTGCATGCAGGTGAGTACGTGCTGCGCAAAGAGGTTGTGCGCCAGGCCGGTGTGATGGGCTTCCTGCATCGGTTGAACCGCGACGGTGTGCGCGCGCTGCGGGGTTACTCAAGCGGCGGCCTCGTGAGCCGCATTTACTCGCCGACGGTCGCGTCCGCTTCCGCTACGCGTGAAATGCAGCCCGCCTACTTCAACATCTCCGGCGTCGGCCAGGTGCCGGTGCAGATCGATCGCGCGACCTCGCGCACCCTCGAACAGAAACTGCGGCGCGAAGCGCTGAAGGTGGGCAGATGAACGCAGGACGTGCCTTTGAACTCGGGGGCGTCGTCGTGCCGATGACCGCCGCCCTTGACCTGCAGCAGCAGATCACCGTCACCGGCGGCGCTTCCACGCGCCGCATGATGAACGGCGCTGCCCTCAAGCAGACGCAGTGGCAGAAGCTGGCGGTCACGCTGAGCGGCAACGGCTGGTGCCCGCTCGGCCTCGATGCGCTCGACTACACCGGCCCGCTCACGCTGAAGTGCGGCATGCCGCGCGCGATCCGCTCGCAGAGCACGTCCATCGCCCTGCCGGTGGCGCGACGCACCGATACCGGTTACGAGCCCTTCGCGCGCGCTCACCTCGCCGACGGCCGAGAGATCGAAACCGCTGTTTCGATCGCAACACACGTTGCCACCGTCACCGCCGTGGCCGGCGCCGTCAGCTATGCGGTCTGGTACTTCCCGCAGCTCACCGTGATCGCCAGCCCGCCCGATGAATCGTTCGACCAAGGTGGCGCCGAATGCTCCTGGTCGATTACCGCTGAGGAACAGTAATGATCGCCTTCGACCGCGTCGCGCAGTACATCACCAGCGTGGGCACCGATAAGGTGATGTCGCTCGGCGCCGCCGTGCCGACCTACCTGACCGCGGCGGCAGCGGCGGCTGTCGGATCGATCGCGGGGCCGTGGCCGGTGCCGTACTTGGTCATGTCGGGCAACGGGATCGACTGGGAGCTGGGCTATGGGACCATCGAAGACGATATCGATGGGGCATACCTCACTCGATCAAAGGTTCTCCGGTCGACGAATGCGGGTGCTCGAATTTCGATTTCCGATTCGCCAGATCCGCCGGCTGTGTATGTTGTTCAGACCGGTCTCGCAGCGCCTGCGGTGACGCACTCGCTCGCATCCGACGACCCCTTCTATGGCCTCGACCCTGCGCTCGGCTGCACGGTCGCAATGGGCGTCTATGGCGCGACCGGCCTCGGGTCGCAATCGCTGATCGAAGATGATGAGGGTACCGCGCTCGGCGTAGAGACCCGCGTCCGCGCTGCCGCGGCCACAGCGCTCGGCGCAAAGTCTGATGCGCGTATTCCAGGTGCGGTGTCATCGGGCTACGGAGATGCGGCCGGTGTGACCTGGTGCGGACGTGCCCAGACCTCGGGCGACGTACCCGACTACATTCTGCGCAACGGGCAGGCCATGGTGCTGTGGGCGACCGGGGTCTACGTGCTCGACGTGCTCGTTTCTGGACGCCGCACATCGCCGAGTGCGGCCGCATACGGGGCACGGATCACAGCCGTTGTGATGCGCATCGCCGGCGGCAGTCCGGTCATCGTTGGCACGCCGACCAAAACCGACATCGCGCTCACCAGTGGTGCGACGGCAACCTGTGCGCTCGTCGTTGATACTGAATCGGTCAGCATCGAAGTCACCGGGGGCGCTGGTGAGGACTGGGTATGGGCCGCGTCCATCCGCGCGGCTGAGCAAGCGGGCGTCTGATGTTCGGCGCGCATCCATTCGGCTCTGCTGCGTTCGGCTCCGGCCCGCTCGGCGACCCGCCGGAGGCGCCTGTAGGTGGATCGCTGACGCTGCCGCTGCGCATCAGCGTGGTCGAAGAGATCGATATCGCGCTGCCGATCACGGTGTCGGTCGTGCCGGTCCTGTCGTTCGCGCTGCCGCTGCGCATCAGCGTCGTCGAAGAGATCGACATCGCGCTGCCGCTGATCATCACCGTGCAGTCGTCGACCATCACCAGCCCGTCGCGCTGGCGGCCGGTGGTCACGCTCGGCGGCGTGGATGTCAGCGCGCGCCTGACGGGCGAGATCCGCATCGAGGCCGGCGAGGGTGAGGCGCGCGTCGCGTCGTTCGTCATGCGGCCAGCGCCGGGCCCGATCACGCTGCCGGATTGGACCGGTGCTGCCGTCACGATCGATATCGCGCAGCAGGACGCCAGCGGCAACGCCATCGACGCGCGCCGCCTCTTCACCGGCGTTGTCGACGTGCCGGATCTGGACCTGACCGAGCGGCTGGTGTCATTCGAATGCACCGACCAGCTGCAGCAGGTCGTGCGCAGCCTGCCGCGCGAGTGGGTCGACACGAACGTCGGCGGCTACTACTCGGAGGCAGTGAGCGGCGAATCGTCCGACATGCTGCAGTATGCCGATGCGCGACTGGCCAGCGTGCCGTCCGCGCTCGATCTCGACCCCTACCAGGCCGCGCGCGTCACACCGTGGAACATCGAGGCCGACCCGGTGCTCGTGCTGACCGAGTCCAGCATCTTCGACGGCTCGCTGCGTGCGAAGAATGCCGACCGCAACGCCATCCGAAACCAGGTCGAAACGGTGCTGCAGTACCGCTTCCCGCGCCTACGCGCCCGCGTGGTGTCGGTCAATTTCGAACGCACCATCAATCAGTACACGTCGCAGGGCCTCGACATCCCGAACCGCGACATGATCGAGCAGGCGCTGTCCGGCATGAGCGGCTGGCAACTGCGCGGTGAAATCAACTTCGTCCCCGTCGATCCTGGGCAGTACGAATCGTCCAGCAGCGGCGGCACGGCGGTCACATTGATCAGCGTCACCGACGCGCCGCAACTCGCCCTCGGCTTCGCGGCGGGGTTCTCGAACCGCTGGGTGCAGTGGGTCACCGAGGAATACCGCCTGACCGTCGCCGCGCAGGCCTCTATCGACGCGCTCGGCCTCTCGCGCGAAACCTCGAACGGCGCCGTGCTCGACGCGGGCTTCGACGATGGCGCATGGCTCAGCGAGCCCGACGCCGAACCGGCGCTGACCCTGCCGACCATCGGCGACGTATCGCTCGACTATGGTGGCGCCGGCCGCACCGACCGCGCCGCGGCGCAAAACGCCGTGCGCACGCTGGTGGCGCAGGCGCGCTGCCAGATCCTCGCCGCGCACCGCGACACGCGCGTGTCGGCGATGACACCCCTGCACGCTGGCATCGACCTGAGCCGCCGCATCGAGATCGACACCGCCGCCGTGCACGCGCTCGGCAAGGTGGTGAGCCTGGCGCACCGCATGGACATCGAAACCGGCGAGCACGACACCGAGTTCGACATCGCGATTTCCGGGTTCAGCGCCGTTGGCCTGCAGGACGACGACCCCGTCGAAGCACCGGCCGCACCGGACGACCCGACGCCCGCGCCGGGCTCCGCGCAGCTCGGCGTCGTCTGCGACATGTACATCGGGCAGTTGACCGGGGCGCCTGAGTTCGATGACGCGACCATGATCGGCTTCAGCACCAACGCCAAGGTCGGCGCCGACTTCGACGCCAACGCGCCGGCCTACCCCTACGCGCTCAGCGTGCAGGCGCCGGAAATCGAGGCCGCCGTGCGTGACCCGATCACGCTGCCGAAGCTCTCCGCCTACGCCGTTTCCATCCCTCAAGACCTGTTCGAGGTAACCATCCTATGAGCTTCGGATTCTTCGCCGACGCCGGACTGACCATCCCGTTCGCCGGCTCGCTGCGCCACTTCTCGACCCAGGGGGACAGGCTGATCTACTTCGGCAGCCCATCGAGCGGCCAGCAGCTGCAGGACAGCACAGCACCCGGATCGGCCAACGTGCAGGTCAGCATCACCGACAGCGCAGGAGGATCCGGACTCGCCGCGGCGTCGATCAAGCTCGCGGGGACCTCGGGCGGCCTCACGTCGGCCACCGGCGGCGCAGCGCTCAGCCTCGGCCATACGGTGCTGAGCGGCGCGGGCAATGCCAAGCCGATCCATATGCGTTTCGACACCTCGGCCGGCACTGTGGGCACCGACTACACCGACCTCGGCTTGGCGGTGTTGAACACGATTGAGTCGGCGGTGTAACCGTGGGCGATATCGCGAAAGCGCTCGAGCGCATCGGCGCGCGTGACCTGGCTGGCGGTGGCATGACGCAGGGCATGCGCCCGCCGTTCGAGCCG